CGCCCCATAAAGGCGCGCTCCGTGGTAAACCCCGATCTTTGGTAAGAAGAGTGACGTCATGTTGCTCTCAAAGGAGCATATTATGACAACACACTATATAGAGGAACATAGCAAATTCTACTGGTACATAGATAGTCAGCAAGGGAGTAATACACGCCCGGTTAACGGGAAGTATACGACTATAACTGATTACACTAGAACGGTGATGCGTTATTCGCCTCGTGTGCGTATCGTCAAGTACGATCGATACACTCAGCGGTACTCAGAGGAAATCCTCGGTACTGCATGTCCATACTGGTCACCAGCAATTGAAAAGTGGAGTGTTCAAAAGGCTAAATGCCTTGTGAAGTTACATACCGCTTTCGATTCTGTCCAGCTTGCCAAAGACCTCGCAGAGGCCTGTACGGCTTCGTGTACCTTCTTTTCGAGGGTACCGCAGTCAATTAGGTATCTTAAGAGGGGACAATTCGCTAAGGCGTATAATGCTTTAGCGGGTGTGTCAAAAGCTCGTCAATCGATTCCAAACACCTGGCTTCAATACCAGTGGGCCGTTAAGCCCCTGATAGGAGAGCTGGAGGAGTTATGGGAAAAGTTGCAGCCTAAAGATGCACCTGTCTTTAAAATATCCTCGGCAGTCGGAGGCAAGGATTCAAATACCCTTGTCGAACCGAACTTATTCGGGTTATACCTAACCGAACCATTCAACGTCATCTGGGCTCGTAAAGCTAATAGGTCCGTGAAAACGGTCCGTTACTTTCGGCACGATGTGTTGGACTCGGAAGGGTTTCATTTTAATCCGTTGAATGCCATTTGGGATGGCATTACATGGAGTTTCCTCGTGGACTGGTTTGTTCCAGTTTCCGATGTACTCCGCGGACTCGCGTATAGCGTTCCCGGTTGCGTCGGTGGTTTTAACAACTATCGAGAAGAAATGACATGGAATGTAGAGGGGATATACCCGTATCAGGCTGAACATCCGTCCGGTAGACTTGTCTATCAAGCGGATTTCCCTTGTAAATATTACAGGAGTTACACATTTAAACGTGTGCCCGATACGTCCATTTCGCTATCAGCGACAGATGTGAACGCGTTATTATGGAGCAGCCCGGCTGGGCTAACTCTAAAGCGAACACTTAATCTGTTTATGATTGCTTGGAAGGCCGCGTCCTAGACCGGCTATTTAGTATTAACGACCGTAAAGTCATTAAACTTCAATAGGGAGGAGCTTATGGCTCAAATCCAAGACATTACCGTAAACAACGGTACAGCTAATGTAACTTTCACTCCGATGAGCAAAGACGGGCTCGACTGTAAATGGTGTCATCCATCTACTAGCGTTAGCCTATCTCCGCGTATTCAGGTCACTGGTTACCAGATTAAAACTGGCAACAACCGCAAACTCGATTTAAGGTTTACACAACCTTTCGAGTATACTTCACCTAACAATGTGAAGAGCGTTAAGAGCAGCCTTGTTAAGATCGTTTGTTCGATCCCACAGGAAGCCCCAACAGCAGACCTTACTGCACTTAGAAACATGGTTAGTAACCTGTTACTAAATGCAATTATCGCCGACGCCATCGATAATGGCGCTTTGCCTTATTAATGTTTAAGGAGTTGTTATGATATCAGTAAAAGATGTTGCACCGCAACATTCCATTACTCGCAGAGTAAATGGACTGAATAGAGGCAGGTACGATAAACTTAAATCAAAAGTTATCGCATGCACTAATCAGGACCGCCCGGCTGATCTTCAGTACGGGTTTCTCCCTAAGCTTGAGTTGGATGGCTTTCTCCGATACTGTGACTTCCTCACCCAGACAATATTAAAACATTGTCCGGATTACGAGGTAGGAACTGTTCGAAAGAAATTGCCGCCAGCCACTGCTGAGGAAGCTGCTGCGCTAAAAGCTAAGACGTTCGCTAATTATATGGCGTCCGTTGATGAGGCATTTATGTTAGCCCAATCTTTACTTAGACGATTAGACAGTGGCGAGGTCATGGAACTTGATTACCATCGCATCTTCAGTGATGCCGGTGATATAATCGAGAGTGCTCTTGCATCTGTTCCCTACCGCAAGCAAACCCGTATATTTTACGGACCCGGCGTATCGAGTGTAGGTATTAATGGATTAAACCATTGTACTTACAAATCGAGAGTCGGTAAACTTGCAAGTCTTTGTGGAGATCTCTCAAATCTCGAATTGTTTTTCGAGGAGGATCTAGCGGACCAGATTCGCCAAACAGGCTGTCAGTCCGAGTATACCTGGGATAAACTTTACCAAGTACCCAAGGATACTACAAAGAATAGGGTGATAACAATTACCTCCGTTCTGCGTAAAGCAGAGCAAAAGGCGATTGGCGAATGGATACGCAGTGCGTATCGGAGTATTAAACGTGGCGGCATGAACCATAATCTTGATACATGCGCAAGGGATCATCAAGTACTAGCCTGGATAGCATCCAAGACCGGTCTATTTGATACCTACGATTTCTCATCAGCGTCAGATCGCATCACCTTTCCAATTGTGGAGAGGGTGCTTACGTACTATAAGTACAAGCCAAACTGTTTAAAGTTATGGCATCTGATGCAAGAGGCGTCGTCTCTCGGCTTTGAGTGGGATGGTCAATTCTATACGTATCGGAGTTTCCCAATGGGTTATTCCTTTACATTTGAATTTGAATCACTCCTGTTCTATGCCTTGACTGTTGCATTTCTCTTGAATTGGGGCTTCAATACCAAAGAAGTCCCTCTGCATGGCCGCGTTGCCTACACGGTTTCTACATTCGGTGACGATACAATTGTCCCCTATGCGAGACCCAAAAGTTCCTTTGAACGATTCTATGGGAGTTTAGGCTTCAAGCTTAACGCTGAAAAGTCCTTTTCTCTTGAATCATCCTTTAGGGAGAGCTGCGGTGCCGATTTTAATAATGGCACGTTCGTGCGAGGCTTTTATGTTAAGACGAGAACCCCTTCAATTAGGGATTTTCTCCGAATAACAAATTATGTCAAGCTGAACTTTAACGTTAGCGATCTCGAACTATCAAGGAACGCCTACTATAAGAAGACTGTTTCCCTTTACGGACTCCGGTTAAGCGCACTAAGTGTGACTAAGCTGGTGAACAGGAATGCCTTATTTGCTAAGGATGTACCTGTCAACCTTCTATTGGTAGACAATGAAGACGCAAGCCCAAAGTTCCTGCTTATGTATAGCCAAACGCATACAAAGAAGGAATGGTTGGACTGTCATCTACTGTTCTGCACAGATTATAGTCTGTTAGTGAACGGTTATGAGGAGTGCGAAAGCAGCTTCTCAGAAAGAGATGTCGAAGATACTTTAAGGTTAAGATCTATTACCCGGAACGATGCAAGATTCTTTGAAGTCTTGTCAGAGAACTGGGTGGATGACCTGATTTTAAAGTACGATCCAACACTGTGTCTTTTGTAGGCCCTCACCCATAATGGGTGGGCGTTTATCCACTCTAGCAAGGTTCCTCTCGAAACCTTAACCAACGAGGGGGGACTCCTATAAGGAGGTCTCCAG